GTACGTCATGTCAAAACACTCCTTGTAGTGGGGGGCAAAATCTAACCATCGTAAACCAGCTCGTGATATTGCCTTCACAATATCATCACCATAGATTGCCAATCTAAATTCAGTAATACTTAACTTCAACTTTTCAGTTAAAATATAATACGTCATTACCAAATTTACAAAACTGTTTAAAACAGAAGTCATGAATTCACCAGATGGATGACCATAAGCTACATATATAATATTATACATTATGTGTTCTGCTTTGATCGTGTGTCCAACTAGTAAACGGCGAATACGTGCATTAACTTCACCATCGTTGTACCAACGGTTTATGAACTCCACCACAAACTCTGCAACAAAACCTGGCATGTTCCCATCAAAGTTAGTATAATCTCCAGAAATAACAGAACCACCTTCTTGGGTCGGATCATTTGGATCCCGACCTAAAACTGCAGCAAGAGTTGCACGTTTCCTTTGCCACTCTCTACTATGGTAATTTATACCAATAGCAATAGGTTTTGTGACTGGATCACTTTGTACGTAAGAAATAAATCCTCCAAAGTACATACGTCCAACCAGACAATCATCAACTGGTGATGCAGAAAACACTCTACTCATACCTTGGTACACCTTTTCCTTAGTTTTAAGTTCATCTTTAAGTTTATCCGCATATACAACAGGTATATCAATACCTTGCTGCAACTTTGCAATCTTATCCTTAAGCTGAGCTAAAAACTCTGGTTGATATGCCATTCGTTGTTTCTCTTGTACAATAAAAGGTTTCTTGCCTTTTGTAGTTTTAAGAGAAAATGGCCAACCAGCTGAAGTACTAATCTTCAGTGAACCATATCCATGAGCAGGAACCCCGTTCAAAGCTTCATCCAACGTATAAACACGTGCATATTCAGGTGCTGGTGGATACTCATACAATAAATAATCCATCGTATGAGCTGGGATAACAACTTTTTGTGGTGTCGGAACTTGTTTCATTTTCCTTAAACCCACATGTTTGGGATTGATCATAATTCCACTACCACGAGGATACTCAAAAGTTCCCAATTTAGCTGGAATTTTGTTTGGTTCACCAAAACAACCATAATAATCTGATCTATGAATCTTCGAACGACTCATCAAGAAATTTGATTGTTCAATAGGTACCATACGTTCTATCTCCAAAGGAAACAAATCAGTACCAAACACCTCATCACTTTGAACCTGCAACTCCTGTTCTATGTTCTTCATTTCTGAAGTTATCAAATCAACAAAAGCACTCTTAAGCGCTTCCTTAATCTTTGGTGGAGGAGGTCGCAAATCAATCATGATGTCATTCAATTGCTCAACACAAATTGGTAATGAAACACCACAATCACGTGTGTGATGTCCAGGTATCTTACCTGTATGCATTCCAATAATTTGCATTCGCTGTTGAGGTCCTGCTGCAACTAATATACACCCAGAATCTCCACAATTGGTCTTTTCCCAATACCGTATAGCTCGCTCAATATAATATCTTTCATTATCATGAGCATATGCAACATCTTCAGTATTTGGTGATTTAAACATTTTCTTTATGTACGGGTCACCAAGCTTATCAACACCCAAAAGTGTTAAAGAAGCACCTTCCGGCACTGAGAAAACATTTTCATAACTAACTACATACTTATAGCATGACTTTGGTCGAGGAATAGATTTATCTAATCTAAAAAATACAACATCCCTTTCTGCGACTCGAACGTAATCTTCGGGTTTCGGAAACGGAACGTTGTATTTCTTTCCAGCTATTACAACATGCATTTCAGCACCAGGAACTCGTTCATATGGTCCAAAAGTGTGTGCACATGTCATAACTATACCTTCATCAAGATGTGTACCTATACCTGTTGCATAAGTTGGACTTCCTGGACCTTTAAAGGCCAGAAACATCATACTTTTTGACAAAGTCATTGCAACACCTTGACTAAAATCAGCCAACTCACCACTATGCAAGTTGATGTTAAAACCATTAACTGATTCTTCAGAGGAGGCATGAGATCCATTTGGTCCAGTTTTATTCTGACGTTCCCATATCTTTCTTTCTCGTGCACTCGTAATAGAGTGTTTAGATGAATCAACAGATCGGTGACTATCAGATTGAATTTCCACAGTTTCAACAACTGATGGAGCAAACAATACCTCCTTATCAACTTCTTCTAATGCTTGGGTTGGAAATACCAAAGCTAGTAATGGTTTAATATTACAAGCTCCTACAATCAATGCAAACAACAAAGTATAATAAGGATAATTTGCTGAATCCTTCCAATCATAAATTCCTGTTTCCAAACATTTTACAAATATTTCATGTGCAGACCACATCTTAAATTTGTGTGCTTGGGGAATAAAATCCACAACTGGTACAATATCATCATCTTCATCATCAGATTCA